CTCACGCCGGATATGCGCGGCGGTCTCGGTGCCGACCAGTGCGCGGGCGGCTTCGATCGCGCCATCAATGCCAGCGATACGCTCACGCTCGGCGCGCTGTGCCTCACTGCGCAAAGCTTCAAGGTCAGGTGGCGTTTCCACCGTAGTGGTTGCGGGGGGCGACGCGGCAGGCGGCGCCGAAGGGGCTGCCGGGATTTCCGGCGTCGTCTCGGTCATGGGTGGTTTCTCATTCTCCAGGGCAGGTTCAATGGCGAAGGACGGCGCGCCCTGCGGCGCCGCACCACGCACTTGCGCATCCCGATCAACCGGGATGGGCACGATCGAAATCTCAAAAGGTTCCCAATCCACGGCGCGGTAGATCATCTCGCCGCTCACCGGATCGGGGCGCTGGTCATAGCGATGGACGCGATAGCCGATGCTGATCGCGCGCAGCGTGCCATCGGCGATGCGCTGCCAGAGCGGTTCCACATCGGCGGCAGCAGAAAATTGCAGCCGCGCATGGCCGCGCCCGCCTTCAAGTCGGGCGGCAAGCACACGGCCCAGCACATCGCGCGCATCGCTGCTGCGGTGTGTGTTCAGCACCGGCGCATTGCCAGAGCCGAGCTGCGCCATGCGCACCGCATTGGGCGACATATCCAATTCCTCGGTAATGCCGCCGAGCGATGGGACAAAGTTCCGCGCCCGCGCGCCGGTGGACCAGACGACTTCCACCGTGCGGGCGGCACGATCGACGGTTGCGGGTGCGGTGATCGCGCGGCGCGCGGTGATCGATTGCCCATCGGAGGGAAGTCGATCGGGCAAAGCGGGATCAGCCGGCGCGGGATCGCTCCCGCCCGGGTCGGGCATTTCCGTCATGGGTTATTCCTTGATCGTGGAGATTAAGGCGCGGCGTAGCCTTGCAGATTGGCAATCACGACGCTGCCCGCGCTGACTGCCTGGATATTCAGCACCGCATTCGCCGTGCCCTTAAGCGGGCTTGGAAAGCTGATCCCAAGCAGCCCGCTATTGGCCGGCAATTGGCAGCGCCACAGCACCGTTGCCGCGCCATCCTTGATCTGAAACTCGGTCGCGGTGGCCGAGGCATTTTGGACTTGCAGGCCGGTGACGTAATTCCGAATGCCAGCCCCCGCCGCAGCCTTGGCCGCCGTATCGGCAGCAGTAGCAAGCCCGGCAAGTGGCCCGGCATAGGACCAGTCCAGTTCGGGGATCGAGAATGGCTTGCTGATCAGCGCGCCCACCAGCGTCGTGATCAAATCCGCGACATCACCAGTCGCAACCGCCGCATAATTCGCCGTCGCCGCCCGGCCACCGATCCGGATGGGCGCACCCGCAAGCACCGCATCATGCGCGGCCTGACCGACAATGGCCGGCGCCGCCGGCATGCCAACCACATTCACCGCGACACTCTGCCCAGCCACGGATTGGCCGCGCCCGGCCGTGATCTCCGCCGTCAGTTCCGCGTAATCCTGCACCGCCAGGAATTGCACCAGAGCATTGCTGCTGCTCGCAGGCGGCGTTGCGCCATTCAGCCAACGCAGCCGCACCTTATAGAGCGCATTGGGATCAGGGATCTGCTGATGCCGGCGATAGGAATTCGCCCGGCCCGTGGTGGCATCAAGTGCACCACCATGAAACCAAGCCTCATCGGCAAAAGCTTCGATCTCATAAATCCCATTGCTCGCGGTCGAGGGAAAAGTCGAAACTGCCGAGGAAAGCCGCGCCAGCCCGCCATTCTGCACCTCATACTTCGCCTGGGCAGCGTTGGTGCCATCAAACAGCAAGGCCACCGCATGCAGCCCATCAGGCAGGCCGGTCTCGCGGTTCACGCTCACGGCCTCCACCAGAAAACCCTGATTGGCAATGCGCTGAGACAGCGTCACCGCGATCGAGAGGCGAAAGGGGATGGTGAAAACCTCGGTGCTGAGCAGCCAGGTCTCAGCATTTGCCGCGATGCCGCTGGCCATGGTCAGCACGCCGCCAGCGACACCAAGGCTGGCACCACTGCCGATCTGCTGCGTCCATTTGCCTGGGTTGACCTCGCTGCCGTTGAAGCTGTCGCGCCATTTCTTTTGGACGCTCTTTACCTTGAGCATATCCTCGATGGGATCATAGCCGCCTGCGGTCATGGTGCTGCTCCCGTTGTGGTTTCTGGGCGTGGCGGCGCTGCTGCGCCGGTTGCGGCGATTTCCACCGCCGCCATTTGCGCCGCGTCCTGCGCGCCACCGGATTTGGCGACGCGCCTTGGATCGGTATCAAGCGAGATGCCCGCCGCATCCAGCGCGGCATTGGCTTCGCGGATCATCTCGACCGCCGAGCGGAAGTCATAGCCAAAGGCGCCGGCGGCTTCGGGCTGCGGTACAAAGCCGGCACGCACCTGGGCGATCAAAGCCGTGGTGTCTTTCAGAGGGTCGATCATCTCATGCGCCGGCGGCACATGGGCGACACCCTTCGGCATCGCATCGCCCCAAAGCCCGAGCAGCGCGCCCTGCGCGTGAAAGCGCTCGGCGATGGGCCGCACCAGCATCGGGATCAGCATGCCGTATTGCATCTGTTCGCAGAGCCGGCGGAATTCGATCTTGCCAGCGCGGAGGCTTGAGTAATTCGCCTGGGTCAGATCGCCGGAAACCTGGTCGTAGGTGAGGCCCGCGCCAACAGCAGCGGCTTCAAGCGAGCGTCGCGCAAAGGCGGTATGCGATCCTCCACCGGAGGGGTTGACCACGCTTACATCACCCTGGCCGCGCCGGTAGAGGATCATCCCAGGCTCGAAGCTTTCCACTGCACGGCCTTGCGCATCACGCAGCAGACCAGGGTTGGCGTCGCTGGGCTTGGTCAGCGTTTCCTCGCCATCATCAGTGACCACCGCCGCAAGGCAGGCCTCGATCTTGGCCTTCATCAGCAGCGCGGCCTCGTAATCGCCAAGGTCGCGCAGCCGCAGCAGTACGGGCGCAAGCCAGGAGACATCGCGCAATTGCCCAGGGCGGCGTTTGCGAAACACATGCAGCACATCGCGCGCGGGGATGAAATCGCTCGCCAGCCGCGCGCCCGGCAGCATCCAGGCGCCGGGATGCGTCGGGAATAGCCAGTAGCCAATCGGCTCGCCTGCTGCCCCGAGCGCGATGCCCTGGATGGTCGGCGCGCCATTCACCACGCCATTGCGCGCCGTATCCAGGTGATCGCTTTCAAGCACCTGCAAGCTGAGGCCAATCGGATTCCGCGGCGATGTCGGCACGCTCAGCAGCCGGATGAAGCATCCACCGCTTTCGACGACCGCGCGCATGGCCAGCGCCTGCAGCCCATAGAGATCGAGCTTGTCCTCGGCATCGCAAGCTGTGCTTTCCGCCCAGGCCTGCCAAGCATTGCGATGCGCTGTCTCGGGCCAGCGCGTGGTGATGCCCGCGCCGACCGCATTGCCGGTCCAGAGATCCACGATACGCGTGGCATAGGGATCATTACGCACCGCATCGCGCGCGCGACGTGCAACGCTGGCGGCCGCCATGCCGACCTCGCCATTCGCGCTGCCACCCGAGGGCGACCAGGTAGAGGCACGGTTCTCCTGCGCGGCCGCATAGCCCCGGAGGGCGTTCCATGCGGCGCGCAGGTGAAGCTTCATCATGCGGTCCTTGTGAAGCTGGCGAGTGTGACGCCCGGCCGCCGCGCAGTGGCATTCTCGGCGCCGTAAAGGGCAGCGATGGCACGCCCCAATTCATCCAGGCTGCGGTACTCCACGGTGCGGCCTTCGAAGGTCACGCGCGTGACGCCGCCGGTATAGGCGGAGGCCAAGACCGCAGCGCGGCTGCCCGCGGGCTGCGCCAAGGCCCAGGCGAGGGTTGCGGGGTCCATGGGTATCTTCCCAGTCTAGAATTGGAGGAATGTCCCCAGTTACTGGGTGGATGCATCGGCTGAGCGAGGGGCTATTCGGTTCATGATTGCGCCTCAGGACCGGAATCATGTAGCCTCAAAACCATGGCGATACCTGATTTTCAAACCCTGATGCTACCTGTACTGCGCCGTCTTGCTGAGCGGCGCCTCAAAAGTCGTGAACTCGTCGACGCAATCTGTGACGATTTCTCCCTTACCGAAGAAGAACGGCTCCAGATGAACCCGTCAGGTAAGCAGGCGACTATTTTCAATAGAATTCATTGGGCGCTGACTTATCTCAATTCCGCGCGCCTGATAACGCGTGTGTCACGCGGTGTTTATGAGGCATCTGAAAGGGGCCACGAGCTGCTGCGACAGCCGCCTTCGCGTATCGATATTCCTTTTCTGAAGCAGTATGATGAGTTTCGGGCGTTGCGTCCGAACGACCGTTACTCTGAGACCATCGATTCGGTGACTAGCGCCCCGGTTTCCCAGGCAGACAGCAATTCCTCGGGGACCCCAGATGAGCGCATTTTTAATGCTGTTGCCGATATTGAAGCGGAGCTTCGTGAACGAGTTCTACAAAGAATTCTTGAGTGTCCCCCTGTTTTCTTTGAAAAACTGGTGCTCGATCTACTCCTGGCCATGGGTTATGGCGATGGGCATCAGGCTGGCGAAGTCCGTGGCAGATCGGGTGATGGCGGGATTGATGGTGTCGTTCGTGAAGATAAACTTGGCCTTGACCTTATCTACGTCCAAGCCAAACGATACCGAACAGATAATGTCATAGGCCCAGACAAGATTCGTGAATTTTCTGGTGCATTGGATTTTCATGGCGCCAGAAAAGGCGTGTTCATTACAAGCAGCCGATTCTCTCAAGACGCAGAGAGATTTGCGTCTCAGCTTCAAGCAAAGCGCATTGTGTTGGTGGATGGCCCAAAGCTGACCCTCTTGATGCTCCAGCATGGCGTTGGTGTTCGCCCGAAAGGCGATCCCATCATTTTGCGAGAAATAGATCTGAACTACTTTGATCCTGAAGAAGCGGTCTGACCTAGACCACTGGTTTTTTGCTCTTATTGGCCTTTACCCGCCAGCGGCGCGCGAGAGGGCACGCAAGATCGGCAGGATCTGCGCCCCACCCGCGCCAAGCGCGATCAGCACCGCGACAATGCCCCAAATCGCGCCCTCAATCCGGCGCGTCTGCTTGCGGAGGCCACAGATCTCCGCGCGCACTGCCGTGTAGCGTTCGGCACAGCGCTCGACATGCAGCGCAAGATCCTCGCGCTCGCGCGCGTGGAGTTCCCCGTTACTCATGATTTCCTCCCGAAAATAATCAGCGCAGCCAACCGCCACGCGGCGCCAGCCAACCGGGCCGGCGCATCATTGGCGGTGGGTCAGGATTTGCCGCTGCAATTGGCGCGGCAGTCTGGACGGATTGTCTTTCCACCGGCGCATTCGCGATATCCTCACGGAGCCGCTGCCAGAACCGCTCGCCATACCGATCTGCACCCAGCAACCACAGCGCCGCGCGCGCCAGCACCGCGCAATCCAGCGCCTCATTTCGATCCCGCAGTTTCGCCCATTCCTGACGCACAAAGCCGCGCCGGTCCTTCACCTGATGCAGCTGCTCCGCCACCAGCTGCTTGATCCACTCAACCTCGATCCCCTGCGGCAAATGCACCCAGCCAGGCGGGAATTCTGCCGCCTCACCACGCCCAAGCCAAAGCCGACGATAGAGATCAACCTTCCAGGTCGAAACCGACACCGTCCAAAGCTTCAAGCCGCGCCGCAGCTTTCGCCCATCTACCAGCGCATCAACGGGCGTTGGCCCCTGCACCGGCTGAGCGCGATTCCAACCATCCACGCCCTTGGTCGGCGCAATGCGTGGATCGCGCAGCCTGCGCAGATGGCCATAGACAGCCGCCGTATCGCGCCCGCCTGTGTCAACACACGCCTTGGCAATGCGGATCGCGCCGCCATTCGCCCGCGGCCAATCGCGCGCCAGTAAGGCTGACAACGCATCCCAGGGCGCCCGTTCACGCGGGCTGCCGGCGATGACGATGTGATCGACAAGCCAGGAGGAATAGCCCTCCGCCCAGGCCCAGATATCGCATTCCAGCCGATCATCCTGGACATCGACGCCCGCCGTCAGCACCAGCGCGTCCGGTGCCACAACGCCCAACCGGAAATCCTCGCGCCGTTCCACCAGGCGTTCCCAATCCGGCGCCTCGCCGCGATCCTGCCAGGTCTCGCCAAGCACCGTGTTGCGGAAGGTTTTCAGATCCTCAGCCTTGCCCTGCGCGGCTTCCCAATCGCGCGCGATCTGCTCCCAGGACAACCAGCCGACCGGCGAATAAAGCGCCGAGATGTGAAAGCCGATCGTGTGCGGGTTCTCCGCTGACGCTGTCGGCCGCCATTCGCCGGCGGCGAGCATGGCGGTCTTGTGATGTTCCTCAATCGGCGTGTCGCACTCCTCGCAATGGTAGTGCACGCTGCGTGGGTCACCCTTCTCCCAAATCAGGTGTTCGAATTTCAGCCATTGCATCGCGCCGCAGTGTGGGCAGGGCAGGAAATACCGGCGCTGATCGGAGGCCGCGTATTCCCGTTCGATCCGGCTGCGCCCGGCAATGGTTGGGGTGGAAACCAGAAAGGCTTTCCTGCGCCAGCCGAAGGTGCGCGCCCTGGCCTCAGCCAGTGCAATCGGATCGCCTTCGCCTTCGATGTCGCCGGGATAGGCGTCCACCTCATCCAGAAACAGAAACCTGGCCGGCATGGAGCGCAGCCCGACCGCGCTATTCGCGCCCGTCAGCACCAGAATGCCGCCGGGGAATTCCTTGGACAGCATAGTATTGCCGCTATCCCGCGCGCGGGCTGGCGCCACACGGTCCCGGAGTGCCGGCGTTTCTTCCAGCAATGGATCAATGCGCTGGCGCGAGAAGCGCTTGGCGAGTTCCACGGTGGGCTGCACCGCCAGCACCGGCGCTGGCACGTGGTGCATGATATAGCCCAGCCAGTTATTGCCTGCCTCAGAACCGCCAGTCTGCGCCCCTTTCATCACGACGATCCGCTGTGCCGGATGCACCGCGGACAGCGCATCCATGACATCGCGGAGATAAGGCGTGCGGCTGGTGCGCCAGGGGCCGGGCTCGGATGACGCACGGCTGCCCAGGATGCGATGCTGTTCCGCCCAGGCCGAGACAGTGAGTTGCGGCGGTGGGCGCAGCATGGCCCCGGCTCGGCGGCGCACATGCTCACGCATGCGGCTCTCGCTCGCCGCCGATGCCGGGTGGGTCAAAGCGATCGGAAGCCTCCGTCAGAAGCTCATTGATGTGCTGCTGCAGGATGGTTTGCAGCAGATGGGGCTCGACGCCGAGTTCGGCGGCAATCACGCCCGCAACACGTGCGGGCCAGTTCAGCAGCGCGTCACGCATGGTACTGGCGATTTCGTCAATCGTCGCATTGGCCGTCGCGACATCCAGCAGCCGGCCCTTGCTTTCATCGAGCGCCAGGCGCTGGGCTTCCACCTTCAGGGCAAGTTGCGCGACCTTGAGGCGCGCGAAGGGCGTGCCCTCGGCCGCCGCGCTGCCGCTAAGCGGAGAACGCTGCGGATCCGCGGTCTCGCGCAGCTGCACCCGGAGCTTGGCGATGTCCCATTGGCCATCCGGTTCGCGCGTGATGCGCCCGGTGCGTTCGGCCTTGTGCATGGTGGTGTCGCTGACGCCAAGGCGTCTTGCCGCTTCGCGCGTGGAGGATGTCAGTTCAGCCATGGCGGCGACCTCCCGCCGCGCGTTGGTGAGGGTTTCAGTGTGTGGCGCGGTGCCGCGCTGCGTGGAAAGTGGCAAGGGCGGTTTGCCAGTCGGCGTCATGTTCGGCGCCGATGCGCTGCTGGGGTTCGAGCGTCACTTTCCGCCGACTGTAGTAGTCACCCTGCATGCGTACGAGCCACCCGGAGAGCCCCTGCGCGGCAAGGGCGTCGCTGGCGGCCATCACTTCCGCCTCGCTCGGTTCGGTGCGACCCAAGGAAACGTGCCGGCCATCGGTGCCCAGCACGATCCAGCGGGTTTCAGTTTCTGCGTGCATCGTCACTCTCCGTCTCGCGTGACGGACACTTCGCGCTGTGGTTCGCGCGAGCCAAGGCAATTAAGCGCCAGGGATCGCGATGATCCCCGGCTGATGCAATCATTCATGCCGCTTTGGCTGCGCAGCTTCATTCAGCGACGCGGTAGACGGTGTAGGACCCTTTCGCGCCCTGCTTGTTCGGGCCGACTTGGCGGATGCGTTCCGCAATTTCCACCGTGATCCCCTGGCGCTTTTTAAGTCCGGCGAAAAACCCACGCACCGTGTGTTGCGCCCAGCCGGTGGCTTCCGCGATTTGCGCCACCGTGGCGCCCTCAGGGCGGCGGAGCATGGCCAGCACCACTTCCTGCTTGGTGCCCTCGCGCGGCTTGCGTGGCGCGCCCGTGGCGCGTGTGCCGCGCCGCGAGAGCGCGCTGCGCAGCATGTCCATCGCGCGCGTGATGGGGTCCTTGTCGGCATTGGCCGGCGGGGTTTCCTCCCAGGCTGCGAGCAAGCGCTCGGCGGCTTCGCGCAGGTTCACGCTTCCCATGTTGGGCGCGTCGGGCGCGGCCTGGGCGGGCTGTTCTGCCTCCGCGTCGTCCGGCTGCGGTGCGGGGCTTTCCCCGCCCTGTGGCGCCGTGTCGCGCGCGACGCGGCCCTCATTCGGGTCAATGCCAATCGCGCGCAGCCCCTCATCCGTCACCTGGATCAGGATCGGCGTGCCATCCGCATCCTTGCGCCACACCATCGCCAATTGATCGCGCGGCGCAGCGACCTCAATCAGCAGGCGGCTCTTGATCAGGCTGTTCACCACCGCGCGGCAGGCAGCGACTGGCAAATGCTTCGGCGCAATCGCCAGCAATTGTGGGTGCTGTGCGCCATGGCTCAATACAATCCGCTGCGTATCTGAAAGCTTCATCGTCTTGGTCTCCGGTTGCGGGCACCGACCATCGGCCCCTACTGCCGGGAGCCCCGCGGGCGGACCCTGCGGGGCAGTGCGGCGCCGCTGCGCGGCGGGCTGCGCTTCAGTCCTGCGCTTCGGCGGCGATCCCTTCGTTGATGACGAAGCCCGTCAGGTAGGGCAGGCCGGCGGGGATGCCCGTCTCGCGGCTGGTGCGCTGCGTAATGCGCCAGCCCATCCATTCCGCGGTGGTCTTCGCGATGGCATCTTCGAGGCTCGCGCCGTAATGCATCTGGCTATTCACGCCGTCCGCGAAGTGGCGCCCGTAGCGGCTGTCGAGGAAGGCGCGGACCGAGGCGGGATCCGTGCTTGTCGCGTTGTGGATCGCGGTGAAAGCGATCGGCCAGGCTTCTGCTGCGTGTTCGCGCATGGTGCCCCAGAAACCCCAGTCTTGGTTTTCGGTGGGAAGGATTGTGCTCATCTGTTTGTCTCCGTCATCGGCGGGGGAAATCCCCTGCGCGTGACAGACCATTCGCGCTGTGATGGGGGCTGAGCCAAGCGAAATAGAGCGTTACTTCATTGCTAAGATCAGCAGGGTTTGATCATGATGTGAGGGCCAAATGGCAGCACCATTCGGCCCTCTCTCCGCCTTATCGGCTGCGCTTTCTGCTGCGCTTGGCGGCGGCTTGGCCGGCGGCGTAGGCTTCCGCGAGAGAGTTTCGGATCGACCAAACCGCGACATCGTGAAAGTCGAGCGCATCGCGGTTTCTGGTTTCCAGCGTTTCAACCGAGGGCATGTGTCGCTTAGCGATTTCCAGGAAAAGCTGGTCGGTTGAGGCGGTGTCGTTCATCTTGGTCTCCTTGCTGTGGCGCTGGGGCAATTCCCTGCGCCTGAGGGACCATTCGCGCTGTAGCGGGGGACGAGCCAAGCGAGATTGAGCGTTGTTTCGTTGCTATAACTGGCGAGTTGCAATCATGATCTATGGGCCGCGCGTGCTGCAGTGACATCGGCGAAGGTTCGGTCCTCGCCATCCAGTATCGCAGGCTGGCCCGTCATGGCTTCGAACCGCGCAATCGCTACATCGCAATAGCCAGGATCAATTTCCATCGCGTAGCAAATGCGCTCGGCAGTCTCTGCCGCGATGATCGTCGTGCCGCTGCCACAGAAGGGTTCGTAAATCGCATCGCCGGGTTCGCTGTTGTTCAGCATCGGGCGGCGCATGCATTCGACCGGCTTCTGCGTGCCATGCACCGTCGCCATATCCTCGTCACCGGCACCGATTTGCCAGAGCGTTGTCTGATCGCGCGCACCCTGCCAATGGCCGGTGGCGCCCTTTCTGACACAGTATATATTCGGCTCATGCTGCCAATGATAATCGCCACGCCCGAGCACAAGGCGCGGCTTTGCCCAGACAATCTGGCTGCGCACGACAAAGCCAGCCGCTTCAAGGCTTTCGATGACGGTGCGCGCATGCACGCCGGCGTGCCAGATGTAAGCAACATCGCCGGGGAACAGCGCCCAGGCTTCCCGCCAATCGGCGCGATCATCATTGGCAACCTTACCCGTGCGCGCGGTGGCCGAGACGCCGGCTTCGTTCCGCCAGGCGGGATCGTAGCCAACCCCATAGGGCGGGTCGCTCACCATCAAATGCGGCTGCGCACCGGCGAGCAGGCGTAGAACATCGGCCCGATTGGTGGCATCGCCACAGAGCAGCCGGTGACGCCCAAGGCGCCAGAGATCGCCGGGGCGCGTGATGGGCTGCGCGGGTGGTTCCGGTGCAGGGGCATCAGGATCGCCTTGCGCTGGCACGTCACCATTGGCGCCAATGCTGGCAAGCAAGTCTTCAAGCGCTTCGGGGGAAAAGCCCAGCACATCCAAATCCACCGTGCCTTCATCGCGGATGCGCGCAATTTCCGCCGCCAGCAGCGCCTCATCCCAGCCCGAATTCAGCGCGATCTGATTATCGGCAAGCCGCAGCGCACGCGCCTGGGGTTCGGTGAGATGCGCCAGCCGAATAGCAGGGACAGTCACCATGCCCAGCCGCTTGGCCGCCATGACGCGGCCATGGCCTGCGACCAGCACGCCCGCGCCATCCACCAGGACCGGATTCACAAAGCCGAATTCGGCGATCGAGGCAGCAATTTGCGCCACCTGCGCTGGCGAATGCGTGCGCGCATTCTCGGCATAAGGCACCAGCGCCGCGACCGGCAGTGAGACAACGGCAAGGTCAGGCTGCATCGGAGAGTGCCCCTTCGCGCGCTGCTGCCACCGCGTCGTAATCGCGCCCATCGCCCGCAAGCGTCACCGGCTGATCAGTGTAAAGCATCCGCCAGCGCGCAATGGCCAGATCCACATATGCCGGCGCCAATTCAATGCCGCGCACAATGCGGCCCGTGCGTTCGCCCGCAATCAGCGTCGTGCCGCTACCGGCGAAGGGTTCAAACACTACCTCGCCAGCCTCGGTATAGGCACGCATCAGGAAATCCGGCAGCGCGACGGGGAACACCGCCGGATGCTCGGTCTCGATCCCGCGGCCCTTGTGGCGCGTGATGCGCAGCACCGCATCCGGAATGCGCATGTCCTGCACGGGCTGCCCGATATGCGTATACGCCTTCACCTCACCATCGGCGGCGCGCAGCCCGCTGCCCTTATTCGGCGTGCCGGCCCATTTGCAGGGGATGATCTTGTTGGCCTGCCGCGCTGTGCGGTTGAAGTGAAACACCAACTCGAAGGCCGGCGCCAAACGCCCGTTCCAGTCACCCGGCAATCCCGGCCCCTGGTCCCAGGTATAGAGCCCAAAGCGACGCCAGCCGCGTGCACGCATCCATTCCAGCCAGGCTTCCCAATAGGGCTGCCATTCATTCTCGCGATGGATCAGGCCGAGATTGACCAGCGCCTGGCCATCCGGCCGCAGCGCTGCGTCCAGATGCTGAAACACGCCCTGCATCAGCGCATCCCAATCGGAAACACCGCCGGTCGTGTAAGCGCGCTGGTTGCCATAGGGCGGACTGGTGAAAAGTATTGCCGCGCGATCGCTTTCCATCACGCGCGCCACCGCCGCCGCGTCGGTGCTATCGCCACACAGCAACCGATGCGCGCCGAGCAACCACAAATCGCCGGGGCGAGAGACCGCCTGGCGCGGTGCCTCGGGCTCGGCATCGGCAGGATCGTCCGCATCTTCGCCAATCGCCGGCGCGGCAGGGTTCTCGGCGGTGTCCGCGGGCAGGGCCTCGGGCGCATCGCCGTCGGACACGGCATCTCCAGCCGCCGCGAGGATGCCCGCAAGTTCATCCGCCGAGAAGCCAAGCGCCGCTAGGTCAATCTCCGCCGCCTGAACGCTGGCCAGCGCATCGCGCAGCAGCGCCTGGTCCCAGGTTGCGTTCTCTGCGATGCGATTATCGGCAAGCCGCAGCGCTTCCTTTTGCGCGGGTGCCAAGTGCTTCAGCACGATCACCGGCACCTTGGCGATGCCGAGCGCTTCCGCCGCCGCCAAGCGGCCATGGCCCGCAATCAGCACGCCATCCTCATCCACCAGCAGCGGGTTGGTGAAGCCGAAGGCCTGCATGCTGGCCATAATCTGCGCGAGCTGTGCTGCGTCATGCACGCGCGCATTGCCGGTATGCGGGCGCAGTGAGGCAATCGCGCGGAGTTGGATCCGCTCGGCCATCCAGGGAAGCGTCATGGGGGATATCCGGGAAGGGTGGGGCGAAGGTTTGCACCTAAGCTGCTGAAATCACGACGAAAGGGTGCAAACCATGCGGGGGCTGGGTGCAAACCAAGTGCAAACCTGGAGGGCCTAGGTTTGCACCTAAGTCATTGAATTCACGTCGCTATGGTGCAAACTGCAACCCATATTTTTATTCTGACGCTAGAGAGGTCGGGCGCTTCCGCCCCCCGCATACGACATGGCCAGGAAGGAACCATCAGGTTCACTCTTGGTTTCGCTATCTCCTCTCTGGCCTTCAGCAACGTCACCTGCGACGACCTCACGATCAATCGCGATCACAATTCTTTAAGGTGAAGGCATAATAGCCGAAGCGAATTCCGCTGTGCAACACGACAATCTTTCGCTGCACTACCTTTGTTTTCGCTGATGGTGATTTTTTTGATGCCGAGGCAAAGCTGGAACGTGGGTCGCCAAGATGACGTCCCAAGAAAAATGCGGAAAGGCTAAGAGTATTCGCCGCCTTCCATGATCTCTCGGGATTGCGACTTAGCCCACCTGCATCTACGGTCTGTCCTTCAATTGCCCAAGAAGCCTTGATAAGCAGGAGGTTTTTCCAATGCTGAATCGCCGATCAATTGTCACTTTGCTTGTAAGTGCTTCGGCTCTTGCCACGCCCGCCCTGAGCCAATCCCAAAGCTTCCCAAGCCGTCCAGTGCGTATCATTGCACCTTACCCACCAGGTGGCGGAATCGACACGGTCGCACGTCTGATCGCCGGTCCGATGTCTGAGGTTCTTGGGCAGTCGGTCGTGGTGGAAAACCGAGCCGGAGCTGGTGGTTCCATCGGTGCTGCCGCAGCCGCACAGGCTCAGCCCGATGGGCACACACTTCTTCTCGATGCTTTGGGGCACGTGATCAATCCGCTTTTGATCCGCGATTTATCCTTCGATTACGCGCGCGCCTTTGCTCCTGTCTCATTGGTCGTGAGCCAGCCGATTATTGTTGTCGGTAATCCAAACTTGCCCATCCGGTCGCTCGTGCAGTTGCTTGAGCGACTGAAGCAGCCTGGCGCAGATTTTTCATATGGCTCGTCGGGCAATGGAACGGGCCCTCACATCGCGGCTGAAAGCTTGCTTCGGCAAGCGGGCGTTCGCGCTACTCACGTGCCGTATCGCGGTGCTGCTCCAGCATTGCAGGACGTGATGTCTGGCAACCTGGCATTCGCAGTCGTGACTGCGGGTTCGACGGTCGCGCTTGCCCGAGAAGGAAAGGTCATACCGCTCGGCATACTGAGCCCTGAACGAATGGCATCTCTGCCAGATGTTCCCACAGCCAATGAAGGGGCGGTGCCAGGCTTTATTTTCCAGGAGTGGAATGGTTTTTTTGTTCCGGCTGGTACGCCTGAAGGCGTTATAGCGCGGCTTCATCAAGCGGCGCAGCACGCTGTAAATCAGCAAGCGGTACGTGATCGTCTTGCGACGCTTGGTGCTGTGCCGGTGGGCTCATCCCCGAGCGCCTTTGCCAGTTTTCTATCCGCGCAACGAGAGACCATTGCGCGGACTGTGGCCGCTGCGGGCATCACTGGAAGCTGAGTGGGTAGGTAGTGGTCGTGGCGCGCCTCACGCCGCCCTCCGCCGCCCCGCCAGCCCGAAATGTCCCGCTAACACGCTGAGTGTAGCCACCAGCATCCCCTGTGCCTGAGGCGGCGGTACGGGCCGTCCGCCCCAGCCTTGGCGCATGGCCCATTCGCGCACCGACATCTCCAGCCCAACGACATACCAGGCGCAGGAACCTGCCGCGCTGTCGTGCCCACCCAGGGCATTGAGCGCAGCCGCCACCCGCCGCCGCGCATCCAGGCTGCGCTCCGACAGCACATCGCCCGGTCCCCCAGGCTGGCGCAGCAGCGCTGAGCGCGTCACGCCATCCAGCGCGGCCACGTAGAACAGCGCGCGGAACGTAGCGCCGGCATCGTGCATTTCCTGCGTGATCGTCCCGTTGGCCAGCATTATGCCGAGTGTATCCACCGCACGGCGATGCTGCACCGGTCGCCCGGTCTCGGGATCCGCTTCGCGGATCGGTGGCGTGAAATCGCCATGCTGCAGCCGCCATTGGGATGGGCCCATCGTATCCGGCGTCTTGGTGCGTTTCTGCTTGCGCTTAGCGGCCATGGTTCTTCTCCTGTTGCCGAGGCCCCCAACGGCGCACGGCTTCGTTCTGGACTGCCTGGCGCAGCCAGGGGTCGTGGATGTCCTCGATCGCGAGTGAGGCCACTCCCTGCTCGCGCCAGACGCGGCGGCGGAGTGCTTCCATCTCGGGTGTTGTGGTGGGGCTGCGCGTGCCGCGGTTCAGGGACGAGCGCGGCGGCGCTGGAGAGCCTGGGAGGGTCATGGCATCCCACCCATCAATCCCTCGCGGCGGGAGGGGGAGGAAATAACCTTTCGGTTATCTCGTTTCGGGTAGGGACAGACCGACTCTCTTCTATCTGATATATATAGAAAAAAATAATAACTGAGATAACCGAATAACCGAACCGCACCCACCCGCGCGCGCATATATACCCCCGCGCGGTTATTCGGTTTTTCGGTTATTTGCCTAAGAGGGCGCGAAATCAATGACTTAGCTCCCCGCCCGGATTTTCGGTTATTTCCTCGTCTTGACGCTGCTCGGGCGCCACAAAGCGATAGAGCTGGGTGGGCTTGGTCCGTCCCTTCACGATTTCGATCGTGATCTGTCCGCTTTCGCAGAGCGCTTGAAACACGGCGTCCCGGCGCTCACCCAGGAAATGAGTCTTTTCGATCAGCTTCGTGCGCGTGATGCCGGCGCTGCCTGCGTCACGAACGACATTGAGCGCCTTCTTGTGCCGGACTTCATTATCGTTCACGCCCACAAAGCGGTCGGCTTCGCGCACCAATGTACCGATGCAATGCTCGACTAGCTTGCCAGCCCATGTCACGTCGCGCAGCTGCGTGACTGGCTCGGTCGGATCGCGGCTGATGGCGGCGATCATGGCGAGCTTAGCGGTGTTCTCCGCGTACCGCCCAAAAAGCGCAGTGGCATAGGTGCCGCGATGCGCGCGCAGCAGATCTGTTGCTTCGCGGCGTATCTCTGCCATGGCTGTCTCGGCTTCGGGCGTGAGCGGAACCGTATAGGCATGCATCGGTGCCGTGGCTTCCATGAGATCGGCGAGATTGCCGCCATGGCTATGGCCAGGAACGCCGCGCACAATGCCGTTTAGGGCCGCGACAAGCTCGGCTGGCGGTTCCATTGGTGCGGGTGCGCCATCGCGGGCCGGATAATCGTCATCGGTCAGGAACACCATGAACCGTGCCATGGACCCATCGCCCAGCGCACCACCTTCCAGCGCCATCCAGAATGGTCCAGGCACGGTGACGCCCCAGAGGCACGCGCAGGGCTGTTCAATCGTGACACGCGGCTTCGTTTTCTGATCAGCGTATTCCGTGCCGATGTATGGCTCAGCCGCCGAGGTGTAGAGCTTGGTCAATTCAGCCCAGATAGCTGCTTTGTGTGTCGGCGCGCGCGGACTCAAAACGGCCTTGAGGAATTGGCCGAACTCGTCCACCTGAAACAACCGTACCGGATGGCGCTGCAAGGATGTCAGCAGCCCGGCTGAGGAAGCGAGCTCCTCACCGCCAAGGTAGCGGTCCAGCTTTGCCGCAAAGATGGCGCGTTTGACGCAACGCCGTGCGTGGTCCTTACCGCCGCCGCTATCAGCAATGCCGACGGCATAGACGTTGCTGCGCAAATCGGTGGGCGTGCGGTACCGCCTGCCGGCCAGGGCGCCGATCATGCAGATACCCGCGCCAAGTGCGAGGAACGGTTGCGGGCTAATGGCCGTCGCGTTTGCGTAGTCGAGAAAAAGCCGCAAGGCGCCGTCAACCTGCAGCAGGTCTTGCGGAACGCAGTAAGGCGCGGGTGGTGGTGCGCTTGGGGCGGCAGCAGCGCTTGCCTTTGCCAACAGCCCCGCCGCCGGATGCGGCTTTGCCATTTGCTCCGCCACATTTCCATTCAGAATAATCTCAGGTGGCGGGTTCCAACCGCGCTTTTCCGCCAGCCAATAGATCGTACCCGCACCTGCGCTATGCGGCTTGAGTGTCGCCCAGCGCCGTTCCGGTGTGTCGCTGCGGC